TCGCTTGGAAAGTCCGCCCGACCGTCTGGCCCAGCACATGGGCGAGCGAGCGCACCTCGGCGACGAAGGCCAGCCGCCCGCGCCGGATCTGGCCGATGGCGCCACGGCGCATCAGCACGCGTTGGCCGGTGTCGCCCCAGTTCACGCGCCAGATCTCGACTTCGGCGTTGTCCCAGCGGCCGTCTAGGATGTCGGTCTCGGTTATCCGGTCCGAAGTCAGCACGCCCTCGGCGTCCTGCGCATCGACGGACAGGTCCGAGCCCGAGCGCACCTCGGAGGCCGTGAGCCCGCTCTCGGGCTCGAAGTCGGTCCCGTCGAAGCTGAGCGCCCGGTCGTGATCGGTGAAGCCGAAGGTGACGCCGTCCGCCTGCGTAATCCGCCAGCACCAGGCGAGCGTGGTCATGCCCTCGTCGAGATGGGCCTGCAAGCCGGGCGAGAGCGATTTCATCGGCAGCTTCCCGTCATGCGGTCATCGAGATCGGCGATCCAGTCCGCCCAGTCCGGCGGCACCTCTGCGACGGTCTCAGCAGGCGGCCGGGCAAGCCGCGCCTCGGCGTAGGAAGCGCAGCCCGCATCACCAGCGCCCATCGTTGCGGCGCAGCCGCTCAGCAGGATCGCCAGCGCCGCGGCCATCGCGAACCGCGTCGCGCCCGCGTTCGACGCGCTCGCTCTTGTCTTCCATCGCATCGCGTTCGGCCTCCCGTTTGCCTTCGCGCTTCCCTCCGACGCGCCCCCAGACCCGGCCGAGGACGACGCCCCCAACCGCGCCGAGAGCCGCGACCAGCCAGATCAGGAGATCAGCCATCGTCCTGCTTCCCGCGCGCGGCGGCGACGCAGAGGGCTGCGACGAAGACGCCAAGGCAGCCGCCCACGACCAGACCTGCGAAGAACTCAAGCATCGCCGCGGAACCCGCGCTCGATCCGGTCCCGCAGGCCGATCAGGCCGAGCCCGAGGAACAAGAGCCCTGCGGGCGAGGCATCGCCTGAGCCGGCGAGCAGCGCGATGAAGCGGGACAGCTCGCTCAGCGGACCGGTTGCGGGCAGCGCGAGAGTGGCGATGCCAGTGAGCATGGCGAGCAATCCCGCCCACCAGGTGAGCGAGCTGGGTCGAACGTAGCGCATGGGGATCAGGCCCTCCGGATCAGGGTGGAGAAGAAGGCGACCAGCCGGGCGAGCCAGCCGGTCGGCGCGTCAGGTGCAGGCTCGAAGACCGGTGGCCTCGGCATCGGCGACGGCCCGCGAGCCAAGGCCAGAGCCTCATTCTCGGTCAGGCGTCGGATCGGTCGGGAGAAATCGACGCGGCCCGTGCGATCCACGGACCAGACCGGGATCGTTCCGCCGGGATAGCGGCCGTGCCGGAACAGGTCGCGCTCGGCTTCTCGCCGCGGGATGATCGAGGCTGGTCGCCGCCAGTTCAGAAACGCTTCGGCGGCTGCAACGCGATTTCCGGCATTGAGGTGCTGGGTCAGCGCAGCCTTGGCGATGCCGCCGGTGTTGTAGTGGAACGACACCAGCGCATCGAACTCGTACGGCGCCAGCGGCACCTTCACGGCGCGATGTACGGCGGTCTCGTAACGCTCGAGGTCGGTACGGAAGACCCGGAAGGCCTCGCGGATCCCGGCGTCGAGATTGTCGGGCATGCCGCGCGGCATGGTGGCCGGATCAGGGGCCCCGGCCGCGGCCGTGTGGCCGATGCCGAAGGTCCAGACCTGTTTCACATCGAGATAGGGTCCGGGCACGAGTCCTTCGTGCCGGACGAGGGCCAGCAGGCCCCGGTCGGTCATGTGCATGGGGTTACCGGAGGAGCGAGAGGATCAGGATCAGTGCCGCGACGACGAGACCGATACGCAGGCGGTGAGTGAAGGCCTGCCGAGGGTCGGCGGGGTCGCAGCGGAGAGAGCGCGCGAGGCGGAGGATCTCATTCATCGGCATCGCCCTGCTTGGCCCGGCGCAGGCGGGCGAGCAGCATCTCGATGAAGGCCGGCCCGAAGACGCCCACGAGATAGGCGGCCGACCCCGCTGCGCCTCCAGCCGGGATCGCCTCGGGCGGCAGGCCCATCCAGCTCGTGATGACGGCCATCGAGAGGCTGCCCATTCCCGCGGCGATCAGCCCGCCGAGCAGGATGTGCCGCAGCGCGTCGCGCAGCCGCATCTTCGTGGTCAGCGCGTTGGTCGCGCCGCCGAGCGCGCCCCAGGCGGCGAGGATCACGCCGGTGGACGTGGCGAGTTCCTTCAGAACCGCAGCTATGAAGCGGGATTCGTCGTTCATCGGCGCAGTTCCAGCAGCGGAATGGAGGTGATCGAGCCGAGCCGCTCGAGGTCGAGCGTCACGTCGAGCACGTCGGTGTCGAAGCGGACCGGCACGTCGAACTCGAAGCCCGCGGTGATCGCGACGCCAGCGCCCGGCGCGGCGCTGAAGGTGACGACGCCGGTGGCGGTGTCGACCGACCAGCCGGAGGGCTGTTCGACCCCGCCGAGCGCGATGCGCATGGTTCCGGTCACCGGCTTGGCGATGGCCCGCGTCCAGGATTGCGCACCGGAGGCGTAGCGCTTCACCAGCTGGAAAGCGGTGGTCGTGCCATCCCCGGTGCCGATGGCCTGATCGGTCGGCGATGGCGTGCCCGAGGGCAGGCAGGACTTGTGGTCGCCCCAGTCCTTGAAGCGGAAGCCGTGCAGTCGCCCGTTGCGCGCCTCGAAGAAGGCCACGACGGCGGCCAGATCGTCAGCGCGGCGGATGCCGTAAGCCACATCGTAGCGGCGGCGCGAATTGGCCCAGCTGGCGTTGCGCTCCTCGTCGCCCGAGGCAAGCTCGACGATCTGGGTGCGCCGCTCCGGGCCGCCGCGCGCGCCGCGACTGATGTTGTCGGGAAACCGGACCTCGTGAAACGCCATCACATGCCTCTCCGCCCGAGCGAGACCGCGCGGGCGATGTCCGCCGCGACCTGCGTGCGCGACTGCCGGAAGCTCTCGGCGTCGCGCGCCAAGATGGTGACGTTGACCCCGCCGCCCGCGCCGTAGCTCTGGGCCTCGCGACGCGACAGCACCCGCTCGCCGCGCTGCAGGATCGCGGGCACCTCATCGTGGCGAAGTCCGGCCATGCCGCCGCCATGCATCCGGGGCGCGGCGGAGAAGGCCATGGCCGGGACCATGCGCGAGGGCCCGGCCGATCCGACCATCCCGCCAGCATGCAGGACGTTGGCGAAGATGCCGCCCGCCCCGGAGAACACGCCCGAGAGCGCATTGGCGATCGGCCCGAGGATGAAGCGCCGCGCCGCCAGCTGGGCGAGATCGGCCAGCAGCGAGGTAACGAGATCGTGGAAGTTCAGCTTGCCGGTCCTCACGAACTGGCCAACCGCGTTCTCGGCCGACTGGAAGGCGCCGACGAGGCTCTGGCCGATATCGCCGCCGATGTCGCGGGCCTTGCTCGCGTAATCCGACAGCGCCGCCGTGACCGCCTGCCAGCCAGTGACGGCCGCCTCGGTCGCGGGCTCTGCCGCTGCGGCGGCAGCTCCGGCCGCCGCCCCTGCACCCGTCGCGGCCCGTCCCGCATCGCCGAGCGCCGTCTCCAGCCGCTCGGCAGCACCAGTGGCCTCGGCCAGTGCATCCGCGCCCGCCTCGTCGGTGCCGCGCACCGCGTCGCGAAGCGCCTGCCAGCTTTCGAGGGGCGCACGTGCCCCTTCCGCCAGATCGCGCGCGGCGCCGCGGTAGACATTCGCCGACTCGAGCGCGCGGTTCGCCGCCTCGGTCAGGCCGAGGTCCGGTGCGCTGAGCGGGTTGTCCCCGAAGGCCCAGTCGAACGCCGCCTGCGCCGCCGTCGTGGCAGCGCTGGCCGCCCCTTCGAAGCGGTTCTCGATCTCGCCGAGGTCGAGGTCGGGCACCAGCGAGATGCGCCGCTCGGACCCGAGGGCTTCGAGCCCCTGATTGATGCCGCCGATGAAGCCGTTGATGCGCGAGACCACGCCGTTCAACATCGCCTCGACGCCATCGACCAGGCTGTTCGCGGCCTGGAACGCCAGATCGCCGATGGCCGCGGGCAGCAGACCCCAGATTGCCTTGATCGCCTCGTAGGCGCCCTCGAACGTGTTCGCGGCGGTGTTGCCGAAACCGACGACGCTCTCGATGGCGCTCTGCATCCCGGAGGCGGCATCAGCCTTCAGGTCGAAGAACGTCGCCGTGGCGGCCGCGCCCACCGCAGCAGCGCCCATCTTGATCCGTTCCCAGACCTCGACCGCGACGTCCTTCAGAAGCGACATGGCCTCGCCAAAGCCACCCGCACCGGAGACGAGACGGGTGAACTGATAAACGAGCTCGCCCGCTCCGACGATCAGCGCCCCGATACCGGTGCGGATCAGCGCGCCCCGCAGGACGATCAGCGCCGTGGCGAGGCCACGAACGGAAAGCGCGGCAGCGGCCATGCCGGCGACCCAGCGTCCCGCGAGGAAGGCGGCGAAGGTGGCGGCATAGGTGGTCAGGCGGCCGATGTTGTCGAAGAGACCACGGATCGCGATGCCGAGCGGCCCGGTGCGGTTGGCGACTGCCGCCATGGCATTCGCGACCGCTTCCAACGCAGGCGCGGCAGCAACCGCCAGCTGGTTCGACAGCCCGCGCCAGATCAGCCCGAGCCGGGAGATCGCGTCGTTCGTCCGCTCGATCTGGTCGGCATCCTGCTCGGAGACGACGACCCCGAAGGCGAGGACGTCCTCGGTCGCCTGGCGCAGCGTCGCCGTGTCGATCCGGCTCATGGCGATCGAGCCTTCCTCGCCGAAGAGCTGGCCCGCAACGGCGGCGCGTTCGGCGGCAGGCACGAAGCTCTCGATCGCCGCGTTGATCGCGCCCACGCGCTGGTCCAGCGACAGGGCGATCAGCTCGTTGGCGGAAAGGCCCAGCCGGTCCAGCGCGTCGGCGGCGGGGCCGGTCCCGGCGGCCGCCTGGCTGAGACGGCGCGTGAGATCCTTCGTCGCCTGTTCAATTCCGGACATCGAGACGCCCGCCAGCTCACCCGCGCGCTCCAGCGTCTGGATCGAAGCAACGGTGGTCCCGAGCGACTGCGCGAGTTTGGCCTGCGCATCGACCGTCTGGAGACCAGACCGGATCATCGCCACACCAGCGGCGGCGGCGGCCGCCA